CCATTGCTGGCGGAACTGCTTGGGAACGTATGCACGAAGCACTTCGCGCCGCAGCTCCCGACGTGGTCACCAGCGACACACCCGGTGTGCTCCCCACTCCAATCCTTGGACCTGTCTACAACAACTTTATCGGCCGTCGCCCAGTTGTTGATGCAATCGGTGCTAAGTCAATGCCGGGTGGAGGCAAAGTTTTCATTCGTCCCGAAGTCACGACTCACACCAGCATTGGTGCAAGCCTTGCCGAAATGAGCAACCAGTCAGGCACTTTTGTGGTGAGTTCGAATCAGGTCACCAAGCAGATTTTCGGTGGCTATGTGAACATCTCTGAAGCCGATCTGGATTGGACTGATCCCGCGATCTTGTCAATCTTGCTTGACGACATGGGCCGAATCTACGCAAACGCCACGGACAACTACGCAGCCGACACACTTCGAGCAGGCGCAAGCGTCACGCGCAACTTCGTAGCTGCTGATCTTGTTGATCCAAAATCATGGTCAGAATGGGTCGCAGGATCTGCTGCAACAATTTTGACATCGTCAAACGGCAACTTGCCAACGCACATCTTTGTATCGCCAGACATTTGGGGAAATCTCCTTGGTCTTACCGATACCGCAGACCGTCCGTTGTTCCCGCAAGTCGGCCCAATGAACGCATACGGCAACCTTGCACCCGGACAAAACAACGGCAACGCTTTTGGGCTGTCCGTTGTAGTTGACCGCAACTTTGCAAGTGCAACTTTAATTGCTGGCGACGCATCTGGGTACGAACTGTTTGAACAGCAGAAGGGCGCAATCTCGTTAGACAACCCGTCAACCTTGTCACGCACAATTGCATTCCGTGGCTACTTTGCCGCTTTGATGATTGACGAAACCAAGTTCGTCCGCGCTTCGTTCACCTGATCCGACTGACTAAGTAGAGAGACTGCACCATGGCCACATTCAGCGTGACGCACCACCAGCGTCTAGACGATGTTGCTGTGGTGCAGACCCTCGAAACAACCGACATAACAGTCGGTCAGACAATCACACTGACAGGACTCGGTCACGGTCTCAACGGCACGCACATTGTTATCGCTGTACCGGTTAACTTGTTTGCTGGCGTTAACGAAGCAGGCGACCTGCTTTACAACGAAAACGAAATTATTGTCAACCAGTTGATGTTTCAAGATGTTGGCGACGATCTAGAACGATCTGCTGCCGATCCGTTTGGCACGTTGACATGGAATTTGAGTTGCACATGGTTGGCGTCAACTGCGCCACTTATTGAGTTTCTTGGGATCGCGTCGGCCACGGCAAATGACACCGCGTTTTTAACGACTTGTGTCGCAGCTGCAAACGCTTGGTGTTTCAGGCGTCGCGTGCAGGCTGGTTACCACGACAGTCTTACGACCGTCCCTGACAGTTCAGTGCTGTTAGGAACCACGCTTTACGCCGCAGGTCTCTACCGTGAACGCGGCACAACTGGAGACAGTTACGCGTCGTTTGGTGACATGACAGGACCACCGCTAATGACATTGGGTCGAGTCAACCAGTTGCTCGGCATTAAACGATCGCAGTGTGCATGAAATGGCAGGCATCTTCACGGACGCGATTGACGCTGTCTCAGCAACGATCACGGCTCTCGGGCTTAAGCCTGTCACTGATCCTCGGAACGCTCGACCGCTCACTGTATTTATTGAGTTACCTGTTTTCACTGCGTTCAATAACCAAACAGCGGACGTCACGATTGACCTCCGAGTGTTGGGCGCGCCACCCGGCAACAGCGACTCTACGACGTACATACTCGGAGTCGTTGATCAACTGATGGACTCCTCTCTTGCAGTTGTATCTGGACGGCCTTCGCTTGCTCAGATCGGATCGCAAGATCTACCTGCTTACGACCTCACAATTAGAATCGGCTCAAGCCGCAGATAAAAGGACAAACAATGCCCACAACTTACCTATCAAACCCCACCGTCAATGTCACCAGCCCGTCAGCAATCGCGCTCACCAGCAACTGTTCTGCAGCGGTATTGACCCTTACGGCAGAGGCGCTTGAAAACACGAGCTTCGGCCAAACATCCCGCACCTACACGGCTGGGTTGTTCAGCAATGAATTGACCTTGACCTTGTTCCAAGGTTACGGAACGACCGAAGTTGAAACATACTTGAACACTTTGTTCGGTGTGGCCTCCACTATCGTTGTCAGCCCGTCTGGAACAACTGAGTCCGCTTCGAATCCTGAGTACACGCTCACTGGTTGCTACCTTGAGACCGTCACCCCAATTAACGCAACCGTCGGCGAACTGTCAGTCGTTGAGGCCGTGTTCAAGGGTGGCACTTACGCACGCGACATCGTGACACCGTAATCCGTAAACTGATCCAATCCCGACTAGGAGAACCATGAAATTAACACTTAGCGTCCGACTTACCGATGGTGAGACTTACCGAGTAATCACGAACCTGTTTGTGATCATTTCGTGGGAGCGTAAATTCAAACGACGAGCATCAGATCTGAGCAATGGGATCGGGATGGAAGACCTAGCGTTCATGGCTTACGAGGCCAGCAAACAGCAAGGTCACCCGGTCCCAGTCTCATTTGATGAGTTCGTCAAGAAGTTAGAAGATCTAGAAGTTGTGGAGACTGAATCCGCAGTCCCTACGCAGGAGGCCACCGACGTCAGCTAGCAGCTCTGCTAGTTGAGACTGGGTTTTGGCCTCCACAAATAACATTCGAGACAGACGATTTGGCAACTTGTGTCCAGATCATCAACGAGCAGAGAAAGAAAACCTGATGCCAGCAGATGTGAGACTTGATACTTACGGTCTGCAAGACGCATTGAAGAAGATGCAGAAGATCAACCCTGCTATCCGTCGCACTCTGCTCAAAGATACGAAGGTCGCCGCTCAACCTTTGGTGGATCTGATCAACAGTCGAATCCCAACGACACCACCGTTAAGCGGGATGAATCACAACGGTCGCACCGGGTGGAAAAACGCCAAAAAGGTGCAGATCTCGTTAAACACTCGCAAGCCTCGCAAAGGTTCGGCGACTGCTGGCGCTGAACAGATCGCAGTGGTTCGTGTGGTCACTAAGGGCGCTCCTGTGGCGATCACGGACATGGCTGGCCGTGCTGGTGGCACTAAGTCGCGCCGAGAGTCAAAGTATCGCCGGCCTAATTTTGCGTCAGCTCTTCAGGGTCAACCGTCGCGCTATATGTGGAAAGACGTGGATCAGATGGTCGCCGAAACTGAACGGGCTTTGAAGCCGATCATTGACCAGTTCATGGTTGATGCACAGAGAGAGTTCAACTGATGGCTATTAACCTCCCAATAATTTCTGAGTGGAATCCAGCAGGCGTCAACAAAGCCATTGCCGACTTCAAAAAACTAGAAACCAACGGGCAAAAAGCATCGTTTGCAATTAAGAAAGCAGCAGTCCCCGCAGGGCTTGCTATTGCAGCTCTTGGCGCTGTTGCTTTTGATGCTGTTAAAGCATTTGCTGAGGACGAAGCCGCAGCTGAAAAACTTGGTCTGACACTTCAAAACGTCACTTATGCAACCGATGCCCAGATTGCGTCAGTTGAGCAGTTCATCACTAAGACTTCTATGGCGGCCGCTGTCGCTGACGACGAATTACGCCCGGCATTAGACAAACTTGTTCGAGGCACTGGCGATGTGGCTCAAGCCCAAGATCTGCTTTCTCTTGCGCTAGACATTTCTGCGGGCACTGGCAAAGATTTAGGATCCGTTGCTGACGTGCTGTCAAAGGCTTACAACGGCAACTTTACAGCCCTTAAGAAATTAGATCCAGCACTTGCCTCACTCATTGAAGAAGGCGGAGACGCTGACGAAATCTTTGGTCGTCTTGCTAGCACGTTTAAGAGTCAAGCCTCAACTGCTGCAAACACGACATCTGGCAAAATGAAAAACTTGTCTATTCAAATGGGCGAGTTTAAAGAGTCAATCGGCGCAGCGGTCGCACCGCTAATTCAGAAAATGCTTCCAGCACTTTTAAAGTTCTCAACATTTGCTCAAGAAAACACAAAACTCATCGTTACGCTCGGAGCCGTAATCGGCACGTTTGCTTTAGCAATCATTGGTCTCAACGCAGGACTTGCAATCTATAACACGATTCAAGCCTTGACACTTGCACTGAACACTGCACTCACAGCATCGTTCTCGGCTCTTTGGATCGCTACTGGAGTCGTGGTCATTATCGCAATTATTGCGGCACTTGTCGCGCTACAAGTCAAGTTCAACATTTTTGGCAAAGCGATTGACGGTATTAAAGTTGGCTTTAACGCCGTGTGGGGCGCTATTAAATATGTGTTTGATTGGGCAAAAAACAACTGGCCCTTACTGCTTGCTGTTATTACTGGGCCTTTTGGTTTAGCCATTGCGTTTGTAGTCAAGTTCAAAGACAACATTATGGACATGTTCAGCCTGATTTACAAAGGCATTAAAACCTATATGGGATTTGTTGCCGATGTCATTACAGCACCATTCAAAGCAGCGTTTCGAGCTGTGGCTAGCTTGTGGAATAACACGATAGGCAAACTGTCTTTTAAAGTACCTGGGTGGGTGCCTGGTATTGGTGGCAAGGGATTTGATGTACCCGATATTCCTATGCTGGCCCAGGGTGGAATTGTTACAAGCCCAACTTTAGCGATGATTGCTGAAGCAGGCCCTGAAGCCGTTATCCCGTTGTCAAAAATGGGCGGTATGGGTGGCGGCACAAACATAACAGTAAATGTGCAGGGCGCAGACCCCAACGCAGTAGTGGCGGCCCTGCAACGCTATGTCAGAATTTCAGGCCCTGTGCCGGTCAACATTCGAGCCATGTAATGCCAAAACTTACTTGGGGAGTTTTTAATTATACGCAAAGTCTAGACATTACAGAATATGTCAGGTCTTTAAATTATACGCAAGGGCGCCCTACGCCGTTGTCGCCTTATTCAGGTAACAGCGCCAGTATCACGATGACTTCTTATGGCGGCATAGAACAATATGTTTCTGTTAATGATCAAATACTAATTTCTTCCGAACCTACTGGTGGCAT